GGCTAAGGCTATTCCCAAAGGCCACGCCTGGCTCGCGGCCGCCGCCTTCAGCACGACTGCTGGTGTTGTCCCGCTCGCAGCGCTTCCCACAACCCACATTCCGCCGCTGACATTGGTCTCAGTTGCGATGTTGTCGATCACTATTCCAGTGCTCGTGGTGTAGGGGTGCACGAAGCTCGCGCTTGTCTTGACATCACCAGTTGCTATGACGCTACCGTTCACGACTGCATTGTTGAATCTTAGGTTTGTCCCAGATATCACTGCAGTATTCACGCCAGTTCCAGACACCAATGTTGAAGCAACAACATTCGTGACAAAAGCATTTGCTCCTGAAAGAGATGTTGTTCCTATAACATTCAATCCCTGAACTGTACCCGCAACTATCTCGCTGCCATTGGCTATGGCGTTATTATATCGCAGGTTCGTTCCCGAAATTATGGTTCCGCCAATAGCTCCCGTGTTCAGCGCTGTTCCCGACAGGGCTGTTGAGGCGATTATGTTCGGCGCCAGAATGGTGTTCCCAGCTGTCACGCTTCCCGTGAAGAACGGGCTCTGCGTCGTGAGGCCTACGCCGCTAACCTGGATTACTTCCTCTCCTCCCAATCCGTCAATCATTTGCAGTCACCTTACGTGGTCGTAATCTTCGCGATCGAGCTGGTTCTCAGCGCGCTTACCGCGATTCTTTGCGTTATGCTCGCGGCGCTCAGGTCGTAAACTGGGAGGTCGAAGTTCTCCACGGTAACAGGCCTTTTCTCCGCAATGATGTACGCGTGGTTCTTGTCGGTCACGTACGAGCTTGTGGTTGTCATTCCTGCGTTCGTGCTTACTCGGATGACGTTCATTCCGTATATGTTCCCGAGGAATCCCCTGGTGAGCATTTCGGTGTTCCCGACTCTGTTGGCCTCGACGAAAGTGTCGATGTTTCTCAGGTCGTTAAGAACCTCATTGCCCACTATGAATGTCGTTGCCGTGTAGTCGCTGTCCTCAAGATACTGCATTGCCCTAGTGATGTTCGCGATGGTTATCGCTGCACCACCAGTTACGGTGTTTGCCGCTCCATCCAATGCGGTAACGACTAGGCTGTTCTCTTGCTCGGCGAACCTTCTTCCAGCTATCTTGATGTTGTGGTCCAAAAGGTTCCACTTGCCATCCTCCAACAGTTCCCGCGTTATCCTTATGGCGACTCCGTACTTAGTCGGCTTGACATTCAGGTTCGTGTACTCCGTCTGGTCCAAAGGTATCTCTGCTCCCTCGGGAACCACCCTCACGTCCATTTGGTCTACCGTTACCCTGTTGATGTCTATGCTACTTCCCGGAATGTCACCAGGCCCGAAGTAAAGAGCCGCTTCGCTTCTCGGTATCAAGACTTTGTCGACTTCCTCGATTAGAGTATCATGTATTTTCCTCGGGATCAGGAGGCTTCCTTCTGTCCCGATGCTCGTTCCGAGCAGTTCTTTGACGAATTTCATTTCTGTCATCTTTCTTTACCTCCTTTCCCCCTGTTATGTCTATAAGCGCATACCCGCCGCTTGCTCCTGCAGTTAACGCCCTTCCTATCGAGAGGTCGTCTGCATTCGCGTTGTCGGCCACGCTGTTATTGCCGTCGCACTTAACCTTGTATCCAGCGTTAACAGCGCCATTGCACACCAACAAGAACGCTCCTCTTGTCGCAACCGTCATGGCTCCGCTTACCGCAGTTGTCGCCACGCAGATGCCGTTGAACTGGCCTCCGCTTGCATCACGCGTGAACAATAAGTCTGCCGTTGCGAAGCTGTTCGCTCCTGAGCTCACGACTCCAGTCGCTCCGCTTCCGAACACGAATACTCCGCCGCTGATGATCTCGTTTCTGGCATAGCCCCCAACGAATCGGGGTGCTCCGCCGTCCAGTATCGGGACATATCCCGCTGGGTTTCCTATACCTGCCGCTGCCATTTTTCATTACCTCCCCAGCCTTTTGAACTTAGTCGCGTCATAACTTTCCCTGAATATCGCGACTCCTTTTCCGAGGTCGCTTCTTTCGACTGCGATTCCGTCCAACTCTGTGTTTTGCTTAGGCGCCTCGCTGACCACGCCTTTGGTCTCGTTCTTCTTTGAGAGCTCCTCAAACTTCTTGGTGAGCTCAACTTCCTTCTCAGCAACCGCCTTGGCTACCGCCTCGCTCAGTTGTTTCTTGCTTTCCTCTTCAGCTTTCTTTGCTTTCATCTCAGCAATCTCTTTCTTAAGAATTTCAACATCACTTTCCATTTTATCTACCTCCTTTGTTTCTCCCATTTTCTCCTCCTCATAAAGGTCATCATCTTTATCCTCGTCTTCATCGCCATCCTTTTCTTTCAGCTCAAAGCTCTCGCGCATTGCTTTCGCAAAACCCGCTTCTGGATCAGCCGGCACTGCCACGAGGCTTAACTCGACGAACTCTATACCTCTGGCGATGAAGCGGTCTTCCTCTCCTCGTTCCAAATCCTTGACCATTGCGCCGACGCTGACGCTCTTGACGAGCCCGTCTTTGATCTTCTGCTGGATGTCCCTGTCGACTATCCTTCCCTCGAATGGGATGTTTTTGTTAATGCGGTCGTAACTGACGTTCTGCGTTGTCCTTCCCACAATGGCGTCAACGCTGTTCAAATGGTCCTTAAGTATCGGCTTGTCGCGCAATGACTCCGCGCTCTTCTCCAACTCCTCAGCTAAGAACACATGGTTGTTTCTCGTTGTTGTCTCGTTAATTGCGACTCCTCGGATTATGAAAGAATCTGGCTTGCCTATCGCCTCGGTTATCGGGACTATGTAGTTGAGCTTGTGCCAGTCTCTACCTGCCTTCTGGGGCTTCTTCCCGCCGTGCATATCTCTCCATTTGGCGTGGCATATTGCGACAGCTTGCTTTTTGTCATCGTACTCGCCTGCTATCGCGCCCATGCATCGTGACAT